TATATATAGAAGAAACAGCGTAAATACATTGAAAGCAGACCGAAAAACTCATAGAATTGATTGAAGCATCTATAAAGGTTAATAAACATATAAGCCGGGTACCTTGCAAACAGGGCGCTCGGCTTATTTTAAAACCTAGTTTGATACTAAAATGATACTACTTATTCGGTTCTTTTTCAACCTTGTGTATTCTTTGAACTATATCTGCCTGCTTATGCGGAAACAGGTGAGAATATACCCGCAGGGTAATATCTGCTGATTTATGACCCAGCCTTTCAGCAATTAACACCGGATTGGCGCCCAGGTTGATAAGCATTGAAGCGTGGGAATGTCTGAGGTCATGAACTCGAATTTGCTTTACCCCGGCTTTCTGTGCTTTAGCTTTTATGACTATGCCGATTCGTTGGGCAGACATATCAAAGAGTCTTTGCTCTGGATCCGGCTTGTAAAGGTGTGAAACGTATTCCTTTATCTCATCTGTGAGAAATTCCGGTATATCAATAATTCGTTCACTGGTTTCAGTTTTTGGCTCATTTATCAGGTCTTTCCCGGCAATATGGTAATAGGTCTTATTGATAGATATCTTGTTTCCTGTAAAATCTATATCGTTTAACGTAAGAGCCAGCAGCTCCCCTTTCCGCATTCCGGTATAGTACAATATTTCAAATATAGTATAGTATTTAATGTTGCCCCGGCACTGATCTATAAATTGGGCGTATTCCTCTGGTGTCCAGAAATTCACATTCTTTGCCTTATTGGAGCCTATAGGCTTCTTACAGGGACTCTTAGGCAGTCCTACATATTCGACCGCATAATTAAACATAGCGGTCAATTGTACACTTGCAGTACGTAAATAGGTATCACTTAACTTTTTTGTGAGCATTCCATTTTGCCATGCTGCAATGTCTGCCGGGCTTATATCAGAAATTACCCGGTCTTTGAAGAATGGCAGAATATGGGTACTGATTACGGAAAACTTGACAGATGCAGAACTTTCCCTGATTCTTGGCTTGATATATTCCTTATACTTCTTGTACAGCGTCTCAAAGGTTATATCCGGGTTCTTGGCAAATTGTTCAAGGAACTTCCGCTCAAAGTCTTTCGCTTCCCTCTGGAGCTTGAAGCCCCTCTTTAACTTCTGTTTCTTCTGGCCCTGCCAGTTGGTGTAATAAAATTTGCAGTACCAGGTGTTTGTTTTTTCGTCTTTATATGACGGCATGAATATCTTCCTTTCCCTGCTGGCGGCATGGATTTAAAGAAGATATATTGTGATGCTATTTCTTATCTTTTTGGTATTTGGGTATCTGGGTTAATTCATCAACCCGTTTTACTGCTTCGTCTTTTCCTTCTGTATTCAAATTCCGATACTTCTTGAGAATTCTCTGTTCTTCGGCGGCTGCTCGCGGATCTATTGCAGCATAATCTACTTCATTATCAGAAATATCTTCAAAAATTTCCCCCGGTGTGAACATATTCCAGTTTACAACTAAATCAGATATGGTTACATCAAGCGCGACGGCTATCCTGCGAACAGTCTCTAACTTGGGGTTGGCTTTTCCATTTTCATACCTTCGTATTGCTGAATCTGCCATTTTGGGCTTGCAGAGTTCACCTAGTTCTTTTTGGGTAAGCTTTTTTGCTAATCTTATTTGTTTGATGTTATCACCAACAGTCAAGGTATCTCACCTCCTTATTATTAGAATATCACAGTATGGGCGAAAAGAAAAGAACAAAAAAGTTCTGAGTTTATATTGACAAGAACAAAAAAGTTCTGTATAGTTGATGAAACAGAACAAAAGTGTTCTGACACGGAGGAGGTGAGAAAATGAGATTAGACACTAAAAAATATGACCTTGCGAAAGCCCGGGCGTGCATGAGCCAGAAAGAGCTTATAGCTGCAGGAATTCCAAAAGGAACGTTATGCCAGGCACGACACAAGGAAATAGCACCAAAGACAGCGGGTTTGATTGCGAAAGCCCTGGGCGTTGATGTATTGGAAATCATTGAAACAGAAAACGAATAATCAAATATGCTGGCGGCATGGATTTGAGGGAGAAAGGAGAAACAATGACGAAACAAGAATTAGATCTAATGGTACAGCGGGAATCTGAACGCCTGGGTGTGAACAGCCCGGAGTTTATGGCAGCACACAATGAGATTATGGCTATGGCTGCCGAGATTGAGAAGAACAACAGGCCAAAGAAACAAGTATACACAGCCAAAGACCTGCAGGAGCTTCTAGGTGTGTCTGAAAGTAAAGCCTATCAGTACATACGGGTTATGAATGAGGAGCTGAAAAAGAAGGGATACTTGACAATTCGCGGAAAGATCCCGATCGCATACGCAAGGGAAAGGTTCTTTGGGGTAAGGGAGGAGACGGCTTGACAGACTTAAAGGAATACGCCCTGATGTATGCGAAAATGGGCCTTGCTGTATTCCCCCTAAAGCCGAAGGACAAGCGCCCGGCAAATGCAAATGGGTGCAAGGGTGCCACTACCGACCCTTGGCAGATTGAAACCTGGTGGAGCATAAGCCCCGATTCTAATATTGGGATTGCTACAGGGAGCGTGTCAGGCGGTCTTCTGGTCATAGACCTGGATATAGACGAGGAAAAGGATATAGACGGCCGGGAAAGCCTAAGGGAATGGCAGCAGGAGCATGGAGAATTGCCGGACACCTGGACAAGCATAACCGGAAGAGGTGGCTATCATCTTCTTTATCGTGATTCAGCAGTGAACCAAAACAGGGTAGGGCTTTACGAAGGAATTGACATCCGGGGAGAAGGCGGCTACATAGTCGCACCGCCCAGCATACACCCGAACGGGCGTAGCTATGAATGGGAGGTAGGGCCCGGGGACGGGGAAATCACCCAAGTGAACAGCGCAGTTATTAATTTTCTTATGGGGCCCGTACCGGAAGAATGGGAAAGGCAGCAGTTTAAAACCCCGGAGCAGATACCGGACGGGGAACGCAACAGCACATTGTATAAGCTAGCCTGTAGCATGAGAGCCCGGGGAGACGCAGAAGAAGCCATAAGGGCAGCGGTAGAAGCTACGAATAACAGCAGGTGCATCCCGCCCCTGGGCAAAAGGGAAATAAACACCCTGCTTAAAAGTGCCATGAAGTATGAAAGTGGTACTGCTCCATATAAAACGGTTTATGATAACGGGACATTCAGGCAGGTAAAGAGCCAAAATCTTGACATGGTAGACATGAACAGCGTAGAAGAGGAAAACCCGGAATGGCTAATACAAGGGCACTTACCCAAATATCAAATATCAACTATGGTAGGTGATGGCGGTTCAGGGAAAACAACAGTCTGGTGTGCCCTCGTGGCGGCAATAAGTAGCGGAAAAAGACCTTTTTTATTGGGTGCTCCAGGAGGGCTTGACCTTACAGAATATGAACCTCAACGTGTGTTATTTTTTTCTGCTGAGGATTCATATAAATACACATTGCGGAGAAGACTTCGAAAGAATGGGGCTAATCTCGGCAACATAAAAACAATAGATATAGCAGACGAACGTTTTCAGAATATCAAGTTTGACAGCCTTTTCTTAGAGCAGTTGATAGCCAAGTATAAACCCGCACTTGTAGTATTTGACCCGGTTCAAGCTTTTGTTCCTCCTAATATCAGGATGGGAGATAGGAATGCCATGCGTTCGTGCCTTGCACCACTGATTGGTCATGGTGAAAAGTATGGATGTACTTTCCTGATTATAGTACATACGAATAAGCTCGCTGGGGCCTGGGGGCGTAATCGAATGGCTGACAGTGCCGACATGTGGGATATTTCAAGAAGTGTGGAACTTATAGGAGAAACTAATGAACCAGGCATTCGATATATATCACAGGAAAAATCAAATTATGACATGATAAAACCTACAGTCCTTTTTTCTATAGCTGATGAAGTTGTAGTCTACAAGGGAATGGCTGACAAAAAAGACAGGGACTTTGTAACCGAAAAAAATTATAATACCAAGCAGGCACCGCAAAGGGAAGAAGCCAAAGAATTTATACTTGATTTTCTGAAAGACGGCGAAAAGGAAGTTTCTGAACTTGATGAAATGGCACAGGTTGTTGGCATCAGTAAGGCCACTCTTAAAAGAGGGAAAGCAGACTTGAAGAACGAGGGCAGAATAAAATACAGAAATTCAGGTCAGGGAAAAGAGAAAAAATTTTATATTTCTCTTATAGCCACTGAACAAGTGAACTAATAAGCTACAAACCCTCATAAATACTAGGTTTATCTTATTAGTTCATGGTGAGCCAGTAAGAATAAAAAGGGCCGCTTATTAGAGCAGGTGAACCAGTAAGAAAAGCCAGTAAAATTAAGGCTTTGCGCTTTACTGCCCCACATAGTCACTGTATATAGGAGAGTGCACTATTAAGAAAAGAGGTGATTGCGTTATGGCAAAGAAAAAAGCAGTTATAAAGCCGGAGTATCAAAGTTCAAGGCATAGGCGGAGACATCCAGAAGAAAGAAGTCTGTCCCTTCAGAAAACAAAGACATCCAGGAACATGAAGTATTTTGTTGAAGATAAATATGAGGGATAACAAGAAAAACGCCCTACAGATACGGCAATATCCATAGGGCAGCATAGCCGGAGCCATGCGAAAGGACAAGTACATAGTAGCATGGAATCCGGGGAAAGGACAAGAGATTTTATGAAAAGAGATGGGATTGATACAATTATAGCGGAATTCGTTGAGGAGCTGATAACCGCAGCACCGGAAGAGTATCTTGAAATAAAGCTGATTCTCAATGCTGGTAACGCTGGAAAGCCTGTGATAGCCAGGTATTTAGACGTAGCTTTTACTTACATAGAGAACCACAGACCGTTGTTGATTGAAATGAAAGGGGGTATTCGGGCATGAACGAGGGACCGGCTGACAGAGCAGCCAACCTGATTCTTGATATGGCCAAAATATAGTTGTCTTCCGGGGACGGTGCTGCAACACCTGAACCCGGCGGTTTTTAACCAATCCAAAAGTGGGCGAGTAAATTACTAGAAAATACTAGAGGTTTGTTAGCAAATGTTAGTATGAACCGCCTTCCCTGCAATGGTACGGCAATACCAGACCAGGGCGGCAGCATGAAGGGGGTGAACAGATGAGCGTTAAAATTAAAGTGTCATATACAGATGATGGGGAGCTGGCCGGAGTGATTCGGCTGCTTTCCCCGGTTGTGGAATCTTACAAGGTGCAGCCGCAAAAGGGGCAGTATAAAAGGGCGTATGTCCAGATTACAGGGCTACAGGCAGGCCCTAAGAAAACCTAAGAAAACCTAAGTCAAAATGTTGAGTTTTGTTGAACTTTGTTAGGGTGTATGGAGTTAGCGACATTGTCACGCGCGTAAGGGACTTAGCAAAACTCAACATTGAAGACTTGCAGTATTGATATATATGTGATAGAATAATTATAACAATATATCGAAGTACCGCACTGATGCTACACTCCATTGCACAGTGCAAGCCTAAAGGCGTGGGAATAGCTTTTTATAGCCGTTCCTGTGCCTTTTTGTATTTGGGTATATTGTTATATACATTTGGTTTGCACGTTTGAGGGCCACGTGCGGTCTAAAGGCCCCCAAAAAAAATAACGTACACTGTTACGGAAAAACAGGAAAGGAAAAATGATTATGATTGAAGAATTCATTGACGGCCAGGATCCGGAAAAAGAAAAAACTGAACCGGAAACGGAACAGGAGAAAGAAAGCACAAAGGAAGACGGGAAAGACTCCAAGAGCGCAAGAACGTATACTGAGGAGGAAGTCAACAACATTATTAAGTCCCGGATATCCAGAGAGCGAAAAAGGGCAGCCAGGTTACAAGCAGAGGGCAGCCCGGAGCGGCAACTTGAAGAAAGAGAAAAAAATATATTAAAGAGAGAGTTAAAGGCAGATGCAAAGGATTCACTAATTGAAGCGGGCCTTCCGACTGGTATCGCTGATCTGCTGAGGTATGACAGCGAAGACAGCTTTGAAGATAGCTATGCTAAAGTGACCGCATTCTTTCAGAAAGAGATTGAAAAGGCGGCGGCTGATGCTGAAAGAGGGCACAGCAAAGGGAAAACGCCTAAAGCGGTTGGCGGTGTTTCGCCTGATGCTTCTTTACGCAGGGCCTTTGACTTAAATAAATAGAGGTGTAAAGAATGGCTATCGATTTAGTTACAAAGTTTCTCCCTTATGTGGACGAAATGTTTACTTCGGAGAGTAAGAAGTCACTCCTGACGAATCAGGACTTTGAATGGACAGGAGCGCATACCGTAAAGGTATATAAGGTCAGCACTTCCGCAATGACGGACTATGACCGGGCAGGAACAGGCACAGGTGCCACAGGTTCACGCTATGGAGCAGTTGGCAGCCTGGACGCTACAACGGAAGAGTTCACACTGAAGAATGACCGTAGTTTCACCTTTGCCATTGATAAAATGGACGCTGATGAAACTCAGCAGCAGTTAGCCGGAGCTTCCGCACTGGCAAGGCAGCAGCGTGAAGTGATCATCCCAGAAGTGGACAAATATGTCTACGGTGTAATGACAGACGGGGCGGGAACCAAACCCGCAGCAGTCGCACTGACATCAGATAATATCTATGATGAAATCCTGAAAGGAAACAATACCCTCGATAATGAGGAAGTACTGGAGACAGGGCGTGTATTGGTGGTAACGCCGGATGTTTACCTTCTCATGAAGAAATGCCCGGATATCGTGCTCAATACGGATATCGGCCAGGACATGCGCCTGAAAGGTGTCATTGCTAACCTGGACGGCCTGACAGTGATGAAGATACCAGCGGTAAGGCTGCCGGAGCAGTTCGGCTTTATGATTGCTCATCCAGTGGCAACAGTCGCACCGACAAAACTGGAAGATTACAAGGTACATAGTGACCCGCCGGGCATCAGCGGTGATCTGGTGGAAGGGCGTATTGTCTATGATGCATTCATTCTGGACAATAAGAAGCAAGCTATTTACTACCAGGCAATGGGAGAATAATTGATATTGTCCGAAGTAGAAGAGTTCGTGCTATCTACACGTTAGAGAGATGCAGGGGAATGGCACGCCTGCCGGACAAACGCATAGGCTCTGTGTACTCAATGCGGGTATGCAGGGCTTATTTTAGAAAGGTGGATATTTGTGGACAACGAACAATTAGCAGCCCGGATACAGGCCGGAGAGGACACGGCGGAGAACATGCTGCAGCTCTGGAAACAGAACAAAGGCTTTATATTTCAAATGGCTATGAGGTACTCAGGGCGTGCGGAGCTTGAAGACCTGACACAGGAAGGTTATATAGCCCTGTGTGAAGCTGTCAGGCACTACGACCCGGGTCAGGGCGTTCCATTTATCACTTATGCTGCCTTTTGGATAAAACAGGGGATGCGGCGGTATATAGAGAACTGTGGTTCGTGTGTCCGTATTCCTTCACATGCCCAGGCGTGGGCATATAAATACAAGAGAATGACTAGCGAATATCGGAAGTATTACGGTAAAGAACCCTCTGACGAAGATTTGCAAGCCCTTCTGCATGTCAGCAGGAAAAAGCTACAGGACATCAAGGAAAGTGCCAGAATGGGGCAGATACGGAGCTTGAGCGAGCCGACAACGGATGAAGGGGAAGAACTGACGCTTGAAAGCATGGTTGCGTCTGAAGAGGATATAGAGGAAGACTGTATTCAACGTCTGGACTATCAGCACATGGAGCGGATGCTCTGGGAAGCCGTGGACAGTCTGCCAGGCAGGCAGCCGGCTGTGATCCGCTGCCGATTCCTGGATAATAAGACTATGAAGGAAATAGGGCAAAAATACGGAGTCTCAGGAGAAGCAATCAGGCATCAACAAGATAAAGCCATGCGGGAGCTTAGAAAGCCTTCCAGAAGCCAGAAGTTCAAAGGATACTACGAAGAGTACATCCAGGCAGCCGGATCCCGGCATGCGGGCGTACAGAGCTTTCAAAGGACATGGACGAGTGAGGTTGAACGTGAAGCCATAAAGGATATAGAAGGGCTTGACAGGCTCTTTGGCAGAGGATAAGGAGAAGGAAATGAAGAATCATGAAGGATATCATGACCCCACGGCGTGTAAGGCTGTCAGGAGGGCATACAGGCAACGCAAGCATAAAGGGCATGAATTACACCTGTTCTATAGCATGAGCGAAGCAAGGGGCTTTCAGGAAGCGCAGAGGGCTATCCAGGGGTACATCTAAAGTTAGTACCCCTTTAAATTTGCCCTTATCAGATTTGATACTAAAATGATACTAATAAAATGTATAAGGTGCATTAATGGCGCTTTATATATAGAAGAAACAGCGTAAATACATTGAAAGCAGACCGAAAAACTCATAGAATTGATTGAAGCATCTATAAAGGTTAATAAACA